TTAAAACTATTGTTTAAGTTATGTCGTCGTTTTAAATCTGAAGCAATCAAACAAACTTACATCACTAACTAACATCATGCTCAAAACACAACTACTCAAAGAAATCGGTGAAACTTCAAACAAAATTGATGCTAATCTGACACGATTGGAAAAGTTTGAAGTATTCTGTCAAGTATGTGATGGATTGCTCAAAGGTGGTAAAATCAGTGCTGCTAAACATCAATCATGGACCAATGTATTCTAATGAGTAACATTCACAATCAACATATTGACCAACACTATGTTAAGTTCAATACAGAAGAATTGAAAAGGATAGTAAAGATGATTACAATTAATAAGGAAGAAGATATGTTAGTAGTGAAAGATAGGATAGAGCAAGTATTAGGTATGAAGGAAGATCCAATCGATAAGTTTCATTCAACTATACGTTATTATGACACCACAGAAACAAAATGAACTTTACTCAGTATTTTCTAGGTATGATCTTTGTGTTCATAGGTCTTACATGCTACATGTTATTCCTATCAGAACGTGACACTAAAATGATGAAATATTATGACTCAACAATTCAACAAACAAGATGAATCATCAATGAATTAAAGTTACTCACCTCTAAACTGCCCTATAGGTGTAAGACACTTCCAACCAACACCATGAGAAAGATCGAATCCCAAATGTGTCAGGCAATCAAAGACAATAAGTCTTGGAAGTCTGGTAATACTGAAGTACAATATGTGGGAGATGATCTCTCTATTGTATATCTTCACGGTAACAAAATTGCAGTTGTTGATGATACTACTATGTCAATCTTTGATGGTGGTTGGCAATCAGTTACAACAAAGTCTAGACTCAACGCACTTTGTGATGAATTTTGTATCAGTGGAGAAGGAGTCTTTCAGAAGGATTTCCTCTGGTATGTAAGAAAGTTCGTTGGATGTATCAACGGAAAGAATGTCTATCAGACTCAAGATTTCAAATCCGGTTATCTCTTTGCCTAATGTGTAGTTTACTCTTATGGATAATCACATTCTATTGTTTATCTAAGTGGACAGGATTAAGACGATTCATATCATCTTTCTTATACGGACTAGCTAACTTTATTGACCCTAAATCATGACTCCAACAATCTCACAAATGAAAGACATTATGAACAACACAACTAAGGACAACATCATCGACAGAGATGAACTACAAGATCAATACATTAAAGAACTGATTGATAGTATGGATTTCAAAACTATGGAAACATTTGTATATGATACTATCAATGATAACCTTGATAAGTATTCTGTAAATGAACTGATTGATGAGGTAAAAGACTCTTACCCTGAACTCCTAGATGATACTAGTGAGGATGATTTACCTGAACCTGATGAGAGTACGGGATGGAATTAACCCCTAGAAAACCATACTAAATACCATGTTTTATATTAAAAAAGGTATTTAAAAACATATATGCGTGTTTTATTGTTTTCCACAAGGGTGTGGAATAAGTGAAGGAAAGTGTGGATAAACCCTGATATTATGTGTTGTTATGTGTTATAAACCTGTGGAGAAACGTCTGATCTTATTATGACTTATATCTGATAAAGGTCTGATCTTATTGTCATCTAAGGCCGTAGTCTATCAGGACTTCGAGAACATGTCAACCCCCCAATCCTGTCAAATCAGGATCCCTTATCTGTAACAGTCTCTTAGGTATTAATGTTACTCACCTCCAAACTGCCCCATGGATATGAACAACACTCAAACCATCCTCACAGAATCAGTCTTCTCAGACCTTTACAGTTTCGTCCTAGAGATGACACCTGATCTGGAAATGTGTCTTGACTATTGTGAATCACAAGGAATCACAATCACTGATGATGTATTCACAGTGATTGAAGACCTACTAGAAAACAACTGATCACCACTAATTGACATTACCTACCATGACCAGTTATACTAACCTGATCAACATCATCGATGAACTACAACAATCAGGAGTGAAACCAAAGGTAACAGTTCTCAAGACAAAGAAAGGTCCTAAGCATTCTTTACTGACCAACACTAAGTAACAACTAGGCAGCACAGTATTCAGCGTAAGACCTAGACCAAACCTCCCCTATCTAACACTTTCTTCTTTATTATGACTCTCGAACTTGCACTCGGATTGTTGGCTCAAGGTAACAACGGTGATGAAATCCTTCAGATCCTCGATGTTATTCAGAATGACACTTCCAACCCTGAGGAGATTACCTTCTAAGACACACCTATAAGAGTCTGTAAGGGGGTCTAATCCCCCTTCAGTTACATACACTTAAGAACACTTACTAAGTATTACAAACAGACCACGGGTGAGGTCTATAAACTCAGACCCGGTGTGTGTTACAAACTGAGGGAGAGGAGTGGTGTCCTTTCCCTTTTTTATTGCAGTATATTATTGTTACTCACCTGCAAAGTGCTCTATAGATGTAAGACACTTTAAACCAACTTGATTCACACCGAAGCATTCTCCCAAGCACTCTACAATCTCATCGATATGAAAGTGATTGATTATAGAGATGAATATCAAATGTTGTTGGAATACTTCACTACTACTGAACAACTTGATGAATACTTAGAGACACGAGAAGATGTATATCAGTCTCTTGGGGTGAGTTGACAGACAGTGATATATGCGTTATGATGATGTTGTGAATCGACACGTTATTATTCGTCGGTTTATGATATCGTCGGTCGGCGTAGCGGGTATAAAGCCGATCCGACCCCCCCCCCGTTCTAAAAAAGTACCTAACCCTAACCTACAAAAGTATATACCCTCTTTCGAAATAATTCCCCCTATTTTTTTTCCCAGCTATGCCCAGCATATAGGGGGTTCCCATATATAAAAACGAAACCCTATTGGAGGTTGATGAAAAATTTTACCCCTGAAAATTATTATCACATATACTTGAGAGACAAGTGTGTAGTTCCGATGATAAGTGAAGAAAACTTCGACCATACTTGGACATCATTGAAAGCAATGGTAGGACTGATGAAAACTGAGTATGAAGAGGAGGACCTCTCATATGAGGTAGTGAAAACAATACCAGAGGAAGAGGAAAGCTCCTATTGACTCTCCCTAGATACTCTGATATAATTTGAAGTGTAGTTACTAAGACTTATGGCTAAAGGATTTACGGTGAAGGCAGCAAAGCCCAAAACTCTAAGGACAAAAGCACCTGAGTGGGATATTGATGATATCAAGGCTCGGATGAGAGGTAAGACAATTGTATTCTGTCTACCTGGAAGAGGATGTTCATATACGTTTATGAAGAACTTCGTACAATTATGTTTTGATATGGTACAGAATGGTATGTCCATTCAGATCAGTCAAGACTATAGTAGTATGGTAAACTTTGCACGTTGTAAGTGTTTGGGTGCCAATGTACTTCGTGGACCAGATCAGATTCCCTGGGATGGTAAGTTGAACTATGACTATCAGTTGTGGATTGATAGTGACATTGTATTCAATACAGAGAAGTTTTGGCAATTGTGTGATGTAGCACTACCAGCTTCTGCAATTGATGAAGAAGGTAATGAGATTGAAGGAGAAGATCATCCGATCTCTGCTGGTTGGTATTCCACAGAAGACGGGAAGACTACCTCAGTTGCACATTGGTTAGAAGAGGATGACTTCCGTAACAACGGTGGTGTGATGAATCATGAGATGGTAGACTCGATTCAGAATCGTAAGAAGCCTTTCACTGTAGATTACACAGGTTTCGGATGGGTGATGATTAAGAAGGGTGTGTTTGAGGATAAGAAGATGACATATCCATGGTTTGCACCGAAGATGCAGGTGTTTGAATCAGGAGCTGTTCAAGATATGTGTGGAGAGGATGTCTCATTCTGTTTAGATGCTATCGAAGCTGGTTATGAGATTTGGTGTGATCCTCGTATTCGTGTGGGTCACGAAAAAATGCGAGTTATTTGATAGGAGGTCATTATGGCAAAAGTTAAGAAGAGTCTAATGGGTAATGTGTTTATTGAGACACAACCCAAAAAATCGCGACAAGGATCAGGCCAACATACAAAATATGCGTCTACGAGTTCTAACAAGGCAAAGAAGAGGTATAAAGGTCAAGGTCGATAGTATTATGGGAATCCTTCGGGATTCCTTTTTAATGTATAGATATATTAACTGAAGATATTAATATGGCATGTTTGATTGCTAACTTACCATCTGTTGAAGTATGGGTTCGAAAAGAATATCTAACAGACCACCAGTCAGGTCATGGGGAGTTTGAGAAAGGTGTATGGGTATCTGCTAAGAGTATCCCTGGTCGAGCCTTTTACTTTGAGACATACTTACCAGAGTATGGGGCAATGTATGATAAACTACCGATCAGTGCCTTTGTATCAGAACCAAAGACACCTGACCCTGATATGAATTTACAAAACCTACAGTTTTGGAATTGTATGGATTATGGTGTTGTTGCTGTTAATAAACAATTCATTGGTAGTATGAACTATGAGGTCTATACAAGGAACCATGGGACCATGAAGGGGTCTTATGTGTGTACTCTTGACAACTACCATCAAGATCCTGATATCATTGATTACAGTTGTTCAGAGAACCCTTCTGAACATAAGTCTCATAACTTGATTGAACTTGACAATGGACAATATGCATTGTATCCAAACAATAGAACTCGTATCTATGATAATAGTTTAACACCTGAGAAACCAAAGATGCCAGATTTCAAAGTATCCACTCAAATCTATCAGGTAGAGTGTGGTTATGAGAAAGATGGACTTGGTGATCAGGATTCTTATTTTTGGAAGACTGCTAAAGAAAGACTAGATACTAATACTACACAGGATAATGATGGAAGACAATCTACTTCGGGAGATAGCAAATGATAAGATTACACCTAAAAATAAAAGAATTGTAAACGAAGATGGATTGTTTGAGTCCGAAGATTGTGATGATCCAAATCATGTATGTAAGTGTGGACAACAAACCCTGTCAGAACACACCTAAATAAAGCACACTTATATAATCTGTTCAGGTGCCAGCAGAAAGGATCACTAAAGCTTTTCGAGACGTGAGTGCTACATTTCAGGCTAATCCCCTGAATATGGACCTAGTTGCTCTCAGAAACGAAAATGCAATTGCGAGATCTATTCGTAATCTCGTTATGACTGCACCTGGTGAGAGACCTTTTAACTCAGAATTGGGTTCAAATGTTTATCGGTTATTGTTTGAGAACTTTGATAATCAAACATCATACGCTATCAAAACCGAAATTGAAACATCAATAAGAAACTTCGAACCTAGAGTTAACTTAACTGAAGTTCAGGTTTCTGCTAATGAAGATAATTATGAGTTTGATGTAGTCATTCGTTATAAGATTGTTGGTATTGATGCTCTACCACAGTCACTATCATTTGCATTAGAGCCCACTAGGTAAGATGCCCTTAGTAAACTTCAGCAATGTCGATTTTGATGAGATTAAACAATCCATCAAAGATTATCTCAGATCAAATTCCAACTTTACGGATTATGATTTTGAGGGATCAAATCTATCGACAATAATAGACACGTTAGCATATAACAGTTATATCTCCTCATACAATGCCAACATGGTATCGAATGAGGTGTTCCTTGACAGTGCAACATTAAGAGAGAATGTTGTATCAATCCCT